TAATAATCAATATACTTAGATATTTGGTTATTTACTGAGATTTCAGGCGGTTTTATTGAAGGGTACACCACCAAATTGAATTTCCCATCTATTAAAATTATAATGGGAGGTACACACAACTAGATTAGGAATTTATGATGAAATTTAATGACAAACCAGAAGGTTATCCAGCAGTAGTTTATGTTATGGAAAACACTAATTCTGTACTCATTCACTTTGGAGGATTTGAAGATATTTTAGAAGCTAAAACTTTCTCAACTCACATCATGGATGAACTTGGCATTGAAAGATTATTTGTTCCTAAAGGAGTTACAATACATTAGGGGGGTTTTGTTTTAAAATGCCAGAGATTGTCATTCCTTACAAACCAAGAGAATTGCAAAATTTTTTGCATAAAAAAATTGATAAGAGCCGATTTAGTGTTTTAGTATTGCACAGGAGAGCTGGAAAAACTGTAATGATGATAAATCATTTAATCAGGGCAGCTCTAACTAATCCTTTGCCAAACGCCAGATATGCTTTTATTGCTCCGACCTTTAAGCAGGGTAAGGCTACCGCATGGGATTACATAAAACAATTTGCAGGTAAAATACCTGGTACAAAATTTAATGAATCAGAACTAAGATGCGATTTGCCTAACAATAGTCGTATTACGATTTTAGGAGCAGAAAATGATGCAGGGATCAGGGGTATATTTCTTGATGGTTGCGTATTCGATGAAACCCAAGAGATAAAGCCAACTTTATTTCCTGAAATCATTAGACCAGCTTTGGCAGACCGAAAAGGTTGGTGCGTATTTATTGGCACACCTAAAGGCAGGAATTTTTTTTACGAACTTTATAAAGATGCCAAAGACAATACCAACAAGGGTTGGTACGCCTGTAAGTTTAAGGCAAGTGAAACTAAAATTTTAGATCAGGAAGAACTGGATGCCGCAAAGTCGGTCATGTCTGAGGACTTGTACGACCAGGAGTTTGAATGTTCTTTTCAGGCAGCGATAACAGGTTCGTATTATGGTGCTTTAATAGAACAATTAGAAGCACAGAATAGAATTACAGAGGTTCCCTATGATGACAACCTTGATGTTGAAACATGGTGGGATCTGGGTCTTAATGACAGTACAGCTATCTGGTTTGTCCAAAGATACAAGGGAGAGATTAGATTAATTGATTACTATGAAAATGCTGGGTATGGATTAGATCATTATGTATCCATTTTAGATCAAAAGAATTATGAATACTCAAAGCACATAGCACCCCATGATATTAAAGTCAGGGAGCTTGGCAATTTTGGTAAGTCAAGATTGGAAAGTGCTTTGGAATTAGGTATCGCTTTTGAAGTTGCATCAAAACTATCCATTGAAGATGGGATTGAGGCGGTTAGAAAAGCACTTCCTAATTGCTGGTTTGACAAAAACAAATGTCAGCAGGGTGTTGAATTTTTAAAAGCCTATCAAAAAAGATGGGATGATAAGAACCAATGCTTTAGAAATAAACCCATGCACAACTACGCATCGCATTGTGCTGACAGCTTTAGGACTGGAATTATTGGTTATGGTGCAGAAATTTCAAACTGGAAAAAACAAATACCAGTCAATACAAAGTATATAGTTTAATATGGCAAAAATATCAGATACAGAATTACAATCAATTATTAGCGGTGAAATAACAAACTCTTTAGGTTTTCTAGGTGGTAGTCTTTCATCACAAAGAAAAAAATCATTAGAATATTATCTAGGTGAAAAGCTAGGCACAGAAATAGATGGCAGATCACAGGTAGTCTCAACAGATGTTGCAGACACAGTTGAAACCATCTTGCCAAACCTACTTAGAATTTTTACAGCATCCGACAATGTAGTTCGCTGCGAACCGGTTAAAGCAGAAGATGTCGCTTTAGCGGAACAGGCAACGAATTATATTAATTATGTTTTTAACAAGGACAATCCAGGTTTTTCTATTTTATATACCTGGTTCAAGGATGCTCTTTTAGAAAAGAATGGAATTGTAAAAGTTTTTTGGGATGAAAGCGAAAAGGTTGAGCAAGAAACTTATAAGAATTTAGATGACAACGAATATCAGTTATTGGTCAACGATCCTAATATAGAGTTTGTTGAAACAGAAGAATTTGTCAATGAAACCGGCAAGGAACTTTTAAAGGAAGCAAAACAGGTTGCTGAAGCTCAAGGTCAGGATATTGGTAATGTACCAGTTCCAAAATTACACAATTGTATTATTAAAAGAACTAATGCGTTTGGTAAGGTTAAAGTAGAAAATGTTCCACCTGAAGAATTTTTAATTTCAAGAAGCTCAAAGTCAATTGAAGATGCAAGCTTTGTAGCTCATAAAGTTGCAAAAACCAGATCCGAATTAATTGAAATGGGTTTTGATAAAGAAATTATTGATACATTACCTGCATCACAAAATGTATTGCATAGCACAGAAAAATTAACAAGGTTTGGTGATATAGATAAAAGTCCTTTTAAACATTCAACCGATAAATCTACTGAACAGGTAGAACTGTATGAGTGTTATATTAAGGTTGATTATGACAATGATGGTGTAGCAGAACTTAGAAAAGTTTGTGTAGGAGGTGGTTCTGCAAATACAATTCTATCTAATGAAACAGTAGACAGTAATCCTTTTTGTTCATTAACTCCTATTCCAATGCCGCACAGATTTTATGGAAGATCAGTTGCCGAACTTGTTGAAGATATTCAATTAGTTAAATCAACAGTATTGCGACAGTTGTTGGATAATATGTATCTAACAAATAATAACAGGGTTGCCATCATGGATGGTATGGTCAACTTGGATGACCTTTTAACATCAAGACCAGGTGGAGTGGTTAGAACTAAACAACCACCATCACAGGTTATGATGCCAATGCAATCACAAACGATTTCGCAACAGGCATTTCCATTATTAGAATACTTAGATACAGTTAGAGAAACTAGAACTGGAGTTACAAGATACGCACAAGGTTTAGATGCTGATAGCTTAAATAAAACTGCTACCGGTATTAATACCTTAATGACGCAAACTCAAATGCGTATGGAACTGATTGCCAGAATATTTTCTGAAACTGGAGTTAAAGATTTATTTTCAAGAATATTTGAACTAACAGTTAAATATCAGGACAAGGAAAGAATTGTTCAATTAAACAATCAGTTTGTTCCTGTTAGACCGACCGAATGGAAAGATAGATATAATATTTCAATTATAGTTGGTTTAGGTTCTGGTTCTAAAGAACAACAGTTAGTTATTTTAAATAATATTTTAGAAAGACAGGTACAAGCTTTCAATTTACAGGGTGGACAGGAATATCCAATGGTTACTCTGAAGAATTTTTATAATACTTTATCAAAAATGATAGAGAACGCTGGATTAAAAAATGTTGAAAACTATTTTGTTAATCCTGATGTTGGTAAGCAAATGGTTCAACCGAAACCACCGCCACCACCAACTCCAATTGAAAAAATAGAATTTACCAGAATTGCAAGTGAAGAAAAACGAAAACTTGCAGAACTTGAATTAGAAAATAAAAAAATTAAAGCTGAAACAGCAGAAGCTATTCTTGGTTTTGAAGTTAAAATTAAGGATATGGAATTAAAATATAATACTCAAATTGATGTTGCAAAAATGAAAGCGGATGCTGATTTAGATAAATTAGTAACATCCAATAGAAATAAAACTTTTTTAGCAGCTCAAAAATCTTCAGACACACTAGGACAACAGGTAAATAGTTTAAATGAACAAAGACGAACAGGGCAAACTCCAACAAGAGGTGAGCCAGTCCAGCAAGGCTAAACAACTTTTAGACAATCCTCTGCTTAAAGAGGCGTTAAATGAACTTAAAAAGCTATATGCTGAAAGTTTATTTAATACCGGTGCAAAGGAAACTGAAACTAGAGAAAAACTTTGGTTAGCCTACAATATTGTAGGTAAAGTTGAACAGCATATTCAGGAAATTTTTGATACAGGAAAACTGGCTAAAAAACAGCTAGAAGATTTTAGAAATAATATCAAAAATAATAAATTTTAGTGGTGCCGCCAGTAGGACTTGAACCCACAACCTATAGATTACAAATCTATTGCTCTACCAGTTGAGCTATAGCGGCAGTAAAAAAAATTCTAAACATAAAGCTTAGAATAAGTCAACCTCATAAGAGGAACTTAACATAAATAAGGAAAATACAATGTCAGACAATCAAGCCAACCCAACGAAGGGAGCTGAAACTGATTTGCAAAAAGCTGCAAAATCAATTACAGGTTTATTAAATCCAGTTGCAGAAGAAAAAAAAACTGATAAGATAAACACCCCTGAAAAAGAACAAAAACAGGAAGAACAAAATTCTCCTGAACCAACAAAAGAGGAATCTTCAACAGAAGATCAACCTTTGGAACAGGAAATAAAGGAAGAAGATTCTAACGATGAAACTTCCGAAGAAGTATCTCAAGAACAAACAGATGAGATTCCACAAGAACAGGATTCCACCTACAAGGTCAAAGTTGCAGGTCAAGAATTGGATGTTACCTTAGACGAATTAAAAAATGGTTACTCAAGGGATGCAGACTACAGACGAAAGACTGAAGAACTTTCTTACGATAAGAAACAATTTGTGTCTGAGTCTGAAAAGCAAAGACAAGACTATTCCTCAAAACTTAATGAGTTGAATCAGTTAATGTCGGTAGCTCAACAACAGCTAAATACAGAGATTAATTCTGTGGATTTAGAAAAGTTGTACGAAGAAGATCCAACTGAAGCTGCTAGGATTGAACATAGACTAAGACGAAAGCAAGAAAAGCTTAATTCAGCTATGGCTAAAACGCAATCTGAACAGAATAAGCAATTTGAAAACTTTTTAAGCGATCAAAAGAATAAATTGGTAACTAAATTACCAGAATTTTCTGATCCTGACAAAGCCAGTAAATTAAAATCTTCTATGAAAACTATTTTGAATAATTATGGTTTTAATGACCATGAAATTTCACAAGTATATGACCATAGAATAATTATGTTGGTGAACGATGCCATGAAGTATCGGAATATGCAAAATTCAAAACCGAATTTAGCAAAGAAGATTTCTAAACCTGGCAAAGTTTTTTCTTCAGGAGTTAAAAAAGACAAAGCTGATCTTAATTTCACTAAGCGAAAGGAAAAGTTGAATCGTCTGAAAAAGACTGGAAACATCAAAGATGCAACCAGTATATTTTTGGATATGGTAAACAATAAACAACAATAACTTAGGAGAAAATAAACATGGCACAGGTAAGTAATACATGGTCAACCTATGATGCCGAAGGCGAAAGAGAAGATCTGTCTAATGTGATATATAATATCTCACCGACAGAAACTCCATTCATGTCTGCAATTGCGAAAGCAAAAGCTACATTTACGAATCATGAATGGCAAAAAGACTCTTTAACTGCCGCATCAGGTACAAATGCTGCAATAGAAGGTAACGAAGTTACTTTCGCAGCACCTACATCAAGCACCAAGCTAGGAAACTATTCTCAGATTTCAGTTAAATCTGTAATCGTTTCTGGTACATTGGAAGCAACTAATAGAGCCGGTCGTAACAACGAAATGGCTTATCAAATCTCTAAAGCTTCAAAAGAGCTTAAAAGAGATATGGAAACTTCTTTATGTGCTAACAACGCTAAAGTAGCAGGTGATGACTCAACTGCAAGAGAACTAGGTGGCGTAGAATCATGGATAGCATCTAACGATGTTATGGCAGGTTCTTCACCAGCAGGAACAGGAGCAGATGCAAGAACTGATGGAACACAGAGAGCCTTCACAGAAGCTCAATTAAAAGCAGCGTTAAAGCTGGTTTGGGATTCTGGTGGAGATCCAACTATGTTACAATGTGGTTCTTTCAATAAACAAAAACTATCTGGTTTTACAGGTGGATCTACAAGATTTGATCCTGCTGAAAACAAAAGATTGGTTGCCGCAGTAGATGTCTACGAAAGTGATTTCGGTGCATTGACTGTAGCTCCAAACAGATTCTCACCAGCTAGATCAGTTCACATTATCACACCTGATATGTGGGCGGTTGCGTTTTTAAGAGACTTCCAATTGGAAGATCTTGCAAAAACTGGTGATGCTCAGAAACAGTTTCTATTAGCCGAATATACTTTGGAAAGTAGAAATGAAGCAGCATCTGGTGGAGTTTTTGATTTAACAACATCATAATAAATAACTTTATAAGGGGGTATTAATTTATCCCCTTATAATTCAATTAACATTTTGTTTGGTCTTTGAAGTCTTTCAAGGCGGAACGAAGCAAATAAAGGAAAAAAAACATGAGAACACTAAACGATTATTTTATAACAGCTAAAATTACTGACATCAGTACAGCAGGTTCAACTTTTGTACCTATACCTGATGGCGGAAATGTTATTAAAATTATAACATCAATTAAAAATGCAAT